GTCACAACCCCGTACAACGGGGGCGTGACGGTCGGCGTGTTGACGGCAAAGCCCGAGGAATTAATCGTCTGCGATTGCCGGGCGACCGTAAACGTGTCCATGAAATCGGGGTCCGTCAGGGCGTCTGTCATGTCGATGAGCGGCATTTAAGCGTAGGCCTCGTGATCCTCATCCCGCACGACATACGTGACCGAGTGCAGCAATTCGAGCGTATTGAGCAGGGGGTGTATCCCGACCTCCTCCTGCGCCACCGCGGCGGCTTGCTCAGGGCTCGCGCCCCCGTCCTTCAACTGGTAGTAAAATTTCATGTAGTCCTTCTCGCTCTGCCGTGGTGCGGCGTCCTGTCGCTGCCGGTGCCGGGCGGCTATCGTGGAGGGCTTCAGGGGCACGAAATTCCCGGTGCGCATTTCATTCTTCGCGCCCTCGGCCCCGATGATGCCGGCGGCATTCAGGTACTGCCTCATCTTGCCTTTGTCCCCGTCGAAGCCCGCTTGGGTGGCGGCTTCAATGTACTTCAGGCATTTGGGCAGCACTTTTTCGACTCCCGGCACGAGCCATGCCCGCGCAGGGATGTTCGCGGCCGGAGACCCGAACTCCATCAAGTACCCAATCGTCGCGTTATTGATGGGCGAGTCCTCCCGGGGCGCATTCGCTTCCGGGATGCCGATCAACACCTGCAGGCGCGTAATCTCCCGCAGCGCCTCGAACACTTCCGCGCTCGTGTCCTCGACCACATACACGCGCTGCCCTATTTGCTTCATTGCCCGGGCAGCATGCCGAACCAAAACCCGCCCCCATCCGTGTTGGAGGGGTCGCCCCAGGGCTGCGTGACCTGCAACGGTCCCGCGCCAAATTGCAGCATGAGCTGCCACAGCTCCAGGCCGTAGGTCGTTGAGTTGTAGAATCCCGCCGCATCAAACGTCACGGCTTGGGAGTCGAACGACGTGGACACCTTGTCCACGGTACGCGATGTGAGCGGCCCCTTGACCTCGCCCGGCACCCCTCCCACGGCGCTCGCGAGCGCAGAGCGCCGTCGCACGACGAGCACATGCGCGACGTACAGCATGGTGCCGTAGTCGAGCATCGTGCCCCAGCGGCATTCATCGAGCAACGCAACCGCATTATTGATCCATGTCGTGATGGCGGCATCCGTGTACGCCTGAGGATCGGCGAACTCGCCAAACGTACTGCGGAAACTTTGCGGGGTGACTGACATGCGCGCTTACGCCTTTTTGCGCTTGAGCTTTGAGGCGTCCTCGCTCTGATGCATCGCGGCTTGCGACGCATTCGTCGCCACCATGGCCTGATGCCGCTCCTCCTGTGCCCGCGCTACCAGCCCCTGTTCCTCCTCACTCGTCAGCGGCCGATCCTGCCGCGCCTGTAACACGGACAACGGCAGATCGAGCGAACGCTCATCGAGCGGCGCATTGGGTGATGTGCGGTTGTGCGCGGCCACGAGATTATTGAACGCCGCCCGCGCCCTCACATTCGCCTCATTCGCGAGTTGCTGTGAGAGCTTCGCCGCTTCCGCAAGATTCGTTGCCCGAATCTCCGCTTCCTCCTCCGACTCGATACACCCATCCGCCCCGGCCGCAACCCAGGGGTGCGCGAGCACGTCATCGTCAATCTCCTGCACCCCGGGATGAAACACGAGTTCGGGCGGAACACCATTGCGGACCGCTCCTGCCGCGTGCGGGCGGCTGAAGCGGAAGGACTTGAGCACATTACGGATAGCCATTTGCTTTGACCCCTTGTTGAAAACGTCTTAAACGAAACGAGACTTACGCGAGATTCGACCGACGGCCACAGGTCTCCGGGTACACCATTTCCACGCCGCCCAAGCGGCCAAAGTAGGTCGTGATTTGCCGAATACCGCGCGGCTCGATGGGCGTGCGCTGCAAAGGGACAATCGGCATGCGGATGCGCTTGCGGTTCTTGTCGTAGGCGTACATCGAGTTCGTGGTCGTGGGACCCCTGCCCGCCACGCCCCCGAGCGTGTTGCCCGTGCCGACGAGCCACTTGCAGGGGAAGATTTTCAACGGCTCCGCGCCCACGCCGAGCGTCGCGTTGTTGTCGAGCACGAACTTCAGGATCGACGTGGTACCCGCCGTGCTGATGAGCGTCGAGACGAGCAACGTATACTCGGTCGGACTCAGGAGCAGGCGGTTCGGCACGACCTTCGTGCCCGCCGTCGTGTACACGCTCGTCAACAGCGAGTTGATGTCGGCGAGTATCTGTGCCGGGGATGCCGAGGCCCACAGACCGTTGACCGCGTTGCCCGTGTTGGTGAGCGAGGTGTGGTTGAACATCCCGTTCATGCCGAGCACGGAGTCGCCCATGTACGTTTCTTCGTCCACGTCCATCTGCCACTTCTCTTGCATGAACTCGAACATCTGCGTATCGAGCGGACGCCCGAGACGCGCCGCGGACAGCAGTTCAGGGATCGTCCACGAGACCTCCATCGCCCAAATCGGCAACGGCTGAGTCGTCTTGCCGATATCGACCCCGAGCCCTGCGATGGCCGTCGATGTCTTGCCGCTCCAGGACTTGTTCGATCCCGGAATGCCCTGCGTCACCGCGAAATTGCTGTTGGTGAAAGAGCTGATTTCATCCGCCATCGTCACATCGGTGCGGGTGTCGATATCCCGTCCCCAGGTGTACTCGATCAAGGGCATGTGCAGTTCCTGGTCGAGCCGTTCAAGTTCCCCGATCATGAACACGCCCGCGCTGTCGAAGGCTTGCTGGTCGTAGGTTTGCAGGCTGTCATGCACACGATGCACCCGCTTGTGGCTCAGTGTTTCGCGGTGCGTGAGCTTGGTGTTCGGGTCGTTGACGACCGTCGGGCAGCGCCCGGCGGCAATCGCCGCATTCACCGCAGCCTTGATTGATCGATCTTGATTACGCATTGTTCAATTATCTCCGTTTTACGCTGTGGTTGAATTAGACGTTGAAGGCGACTTCTGCGTACCCGTTGGCATCCGCAGGACCCATGAACATCGACCCCATCGCGCCGCCACTCCAGGTGGTGAGCGCAACGTTCGTGCCCGAAATATACGCGCCCTCGATGCCGCCCACGGGCGTGCCCGCGGCGCCGTTGGCATAGCGGACGTACACCGTGCCGCCCTGCGCCACTGAGGAGGCACCTGCTTGCACGAAGACGCCGATGTACCCGGAGCGCAGCACGTTGGCGGCGACACCCGCGGCACAGTTCGGCACCGCCGTGCCCAACGGGTCCGAGGCATTGGCGCCCGAAATCGGGTAGGGCCGCACGAGCCAGCCGTAGGGAGTCGTATCGCCGACGACCGCGAGCGGCACGAAAAGCGATGAGGACATTTTCCCCGGCCAGCCGAACGCCAGGAACTGCCCCGCGGCGCCGGTGCTCGGGTAGGAGACGAGCGCTGTGTTATACGCTTGCGCCTCGATCTTGTTGTCGTGCGTGCCGCGCGTGAGCATGCCGGGAATCGCGTATGCAGCGCGGAAAAGAATGGCATTGGAAGTCATATCGATAAACCTCGTTGGTGTGTGAGCTTAAATGTGCGCTGCCGAAATTACGTGCGACTCGAGGACGCTACGGGCGCGGTCGCCGTGACCTTATCCCAGAAGGAGGTCGTTTTGTCGGAAAACGTCTTGGCATCGACGGCCTTGCCCGCCGTGCCGTCCTCGGTTTTCTTGACCCCCGGCATCACGCCCTTGTTTCGCGCTTTCATCAATACGGTGGATGCCGCAAACACCGCGGGCGCATGGTCCTTCGTGATCTGCGCGACGGAAGACAGGCCCAAGGGGGCAAGCGTCGATTCGATCACCTTGAGCGTGTCCGCGTTCTTGCAGGCCTCCGTGATCGCCTGGAACTGAAAGTTCGGGATCGCATCGACGACGCTGAGTGCGTCCTGGGTCGGAGCCTTGATCCCCGGGCACAGCACCTCCGCAAACGACATCACATCCGTCATACGAGCGGCGGTGTCGGTCGCGCGGCGGCTGTCCTCGGCCTTCTTCTTTTCCTCCTCGTCCTTCGCCTTGCGAGCATCCTCGGCCTTTTTCTTTTCCTCCTCCTCGTCCTTCGCCTTGCGAGCATCCTCGGCCTTCTTCTCTGCCGTCTTGCGCTCCTCCTCCGCAACGTCCTTCGCCTTGCGGTCGCGAATCCAGTCCATCGCCTCCTTCAGTTTCTCGGAGTCGGACGAGGGGTGGAACTCGGCGAGCTTGTTCACGTTGCCCGGGTCCATCATGTCCTCCATCTCCTCCGCTGCCTCATCGAGTGCGCGTGCGTCTTTGGCCGTTGCCGCATCGAGCGCTCGTTTGAAAATCCGACCAAACCGTGTGCGTACACTCATTGTGTTGTCCTCTGGGGGTGATAAAAATGAAACACTATCCCGCGTCGAGACGCGCGAACCCGCGCGCCCATAGTCAACGAGCGCCGTGTGATTGCCACGGATCTGCCGTTGAATATAATGACCGACACCCGCGGGGGAATCGTCATATTCAGAATCATAGCCATTCGACAATTGCGGCCGGCGCGTGTTGACCCACTCAATGGCCTTGGGATCTTTGATGAGCAGATCCGCAATCAGCAGCTCATCCTCCACTCCCTCTCCGCGCCGCACGTTATGCACGGTGCCCACCTCAAACCGCTTATACGTCTCGGGCGAGCAAAACATCGGCGGGTGCTCCATGGTCACCGACTTGCCCTCAAAGCTCGCCATCGATTCGGGGTCGAACACCTCCTCCGCCACCCGATGAATCGTAATGATCCCTGAAGCGTCGGGGGTCAGCGCAAGTTCATCCGCCCGGTATTGCTGTTCGCCCGTGCGCGCAATCGCCACACCCTCACACAGCAAATACTTCTCGGGCGTGAGGCGTCGCGTCTTGCCCAATTGCCCTGGGGCGTAGAAGGGCATTTTATCGACAGAGGACATGACGGCGGCACGGTCATGGGTTCGATTCATTTCGGGTTCATCCTCGTATTTGCACGAGCGCAAAACGGTCGAGCACAATTTGTGGGTTCGTCGTCGCGCACGTACAGATGATGTAGTAGTCGTTATTGAGCATCCCGTTCGCGGCGTTCACGGGCACGAGCACCTGTGTCAGCGTGGGATCGAATGAACCGACGCCGACAAGAATATTCGCGGGCGTTGCGTCTGAGCCCGCGCTGTTCTCAACGGAGAAGCTCGCCACCCCCTGCAACGTCACGCCCGGGGGCAGTATCGGTGCGAAGTCAAACGACACCACATCCTGTTGCGTGGGGCCAAATGTCAGCACGGTGGGCTGATCCTGGAACGGGGCGCCGACCGTCATAGTGGGGTCTCCTTTATAGATGCCAATCGGGCTCGCCTGGGTGCGCAGATACGGATCAATCGTACAGGGGGCCGTCATGTTGCACGCGAATTGCGCTTGCGCGAACAGCGAGGGCGTTATCGTGCAGGGGGCTTGCAGATTCGCCGCGAGTCCCGCCCCGACGGTCAACGTGCCCCGTATCGAACACGGCGCCGTGCGCGTGCTCCCGAATAGCGCCACAGAGCCCAAGGTTCCCGTGATTGTCGCCTTCGACGACAGCCCGGCGGCCAGCGCAAAGTTCGTCGTCAGCGACCCGCGCATCGTCACGGGAGCGTACAGGGATTGCGCGAGCTGTATCGCCGTCGTGATCGTGCCCCTGACCGACGCAGGGGCTTGCAGCGCGGAGGCAAAGCGAGTCTGCGCCGTCAGCGCCCCCTGAATCGTGCTCGGCGCTGAGAGCGTCGCACGCCATGCAGGGCCCGCATTCAGCGCCCCCTGAATGAGCGCCGGAGCCCCGAGCGATGCGGCTAACCGTATGCTCGTGCTCAAGGAACCCGTCACGCTCACGGTCGCGGTCATTCCCCCGGCAAGCTGCGACGCCTGCGAAATCGACGCAGAGAGCGTACAGGGGGCGTTGAGCGCGGAGGTGAGCGCAATCCCTGTGCTGAGCGTTGCGGATAGTGCGCTCGGCGCTGAGATCCCCGCAGTGAGCGCAATGCCCGTCGTGAGCGTGCCCGAGATCGTGCAGGGATTGGTGAGACCCGTCGAGAACACGTTCGGGAGTGTCGTCAGCGACCCCGTGATCGTACAGGGCGCATGCAGGTAGGACACTTCGCCCGGCGTGAGCGAATAGGTGCCTTGTGCCCAGCCCGAGCCCGTCTCCGATCCGTCTTGAAAGAACATCAACGCGGTCACGGGGTTCTGCGTCGAGATCACAGCGCCCGTGGCGAGCACGATCAAGTACGTCGGGTCGTACCACAACGTCGTCCCGGGAACGGGCGCCGCATCCTCCCAGTAATTCGGGTCATAAACACTGCCGGGACCGTACCAGGGCGCGTTGCTCAACACGACGCTGGCGTAGTTCGTGAGCTGTCCGCGCAGCGCACAGGGGGCTTGCAGCGCGGAGGCAAGCGCGGCTTGTCCTGGCGTCAACGAGCCCGAAATCGTACACGGCGCGGTGAGCCGCGCGGAGGGGAGCGGGTTGACCGCGCTGCCCAATGTCCCCGCGATACTCGCGACACTCGTCAAGGCGGCGGCCATCGTGATCGATGTCGTGAGCGTGCCCGAGATCGCATCGGGCGCGGTCAGTGCGGAGGCGAGCGCCGCACCTCCGCCGCTGCCCGCGAGCTGCAACACGACAATATCGCTCATGTACGTGTCGCCCGTCGCACCTGGGGACTGCGAACTGAACAGAGCGGCGATGGAGGAGGGGCTGCTGAACGTCCCATAGCCGCAGGTCGCAAGATTGGCGTTGCCGGCGGACGCATATTGAAAATAATTCGCGAGCAGCGTCAAATTATCCTGCGCCGGATAGTAGGGAGCCGACCCGCTATCGGTCACATTGAATGAATCGCCCAGCACCAGAACCGACCCCGTGAACGGACCCAAGGGGCCGGAGGTCACGTTGCCTGTGGCAGTTGTGCTTGTGATCGGCGTGGGGTTTTGGAATATCGCAGAATACCCCGCGCCCCCATACGGAATAGCAACAAGCCCCCCGGTAACGACCGTTGCATAATACCCGACGTAATCTGTGCCTCCGCCCGCACCCGTCAGCAGATTAAAATAGATGCAATCTCCGAAGGTGACCTTGTAATTCGTGACCATCGAGGATGTGGAAGGCGTCGAGAGTGTCACCGTGGTGCTCGTGACGCCCGTCACCGTGGTGCCCCAGGCGAGCCCATACGCGGTGACGGTCATTCCCACACTAACGCCCGTGGTCGAGGTGAACGTTAGCGTGGGCGAGTTGGTGGGCGTCGCGGCCGAGGTGTAAAGGTCAACGCCCGCGGTCGGCAGCGCGGAGACATTTTGTGCAAGAAACACATATTTCCATTCATCGCCCACGCCTCCGGGCGTATTGACGAGCGATTGAATTTGGGTATACGTGTTGCCCTGCGTGTCCTTCATGGTCACGGGCGTCGAGTTGTCGGCGCTCTTGTACGCACGCACGACAATGACGGAGCCCGCGGCGATGGGGGCCGCAATCGCGGTGTGACACGCGAACACAGCCCCCGGATACGAGGACCCCTCCCCCGTGTTAACGCACTCGAAGCCGGTGACTGCGGTCACGTCGTAAACTTCCAGTCATCGATCCACCACACCGTTGTTTGACCATACGGCGCTGTCAAGCTGCCGAATTTATAAAAGGCATTCTGGCGCCCTCGATAGACATCGGTCGCGATATCTGCAAGCGGAATCTTGAAGTGTACGTACTCACCTACCACGAAGGTTGCATAACTTGATAGGTAGACTTCAGTTACGGTTGCCGGAGTGTAAGGAGATTTGATGATGATGTAGTTATCACCCTCATTCTCGCAAACAATTTGCAGGTCGCCCGCTTGGTTGGCCTTGACGTTCAATTCAACATAGTTGAACGCGCGTGCATTCATGTTGAACTCCGTGCTGCCATTACCCGCGTAGGGGTTGAAGTAGAAGGTGGAACCCCCGTTGCTTGAGAATTTCAACGTCTTGGTGTTGCCCGAAGGCGTCGTCCCACCGTCCGTCGCGGCATAGTTCACGGCGCCATCGTTGAATGAATCGAGGCACATGATTTTTTGGCCATTGGCAATAAAGATCGCGTAATGCGCCGCCGACAACGCTGTTTCTACTCCACCGACAATTGCAGACACCTTGTATGAATACCCCGTGGCAGCCCACATATCGCCAGGCGACAAGGTGCCGTTGTTCGATCCGTTTGTGCCCGTAATCGACGCACCCCGCGTGCCGTTGCAGCAATTGGTTTCCGCCGTGCTATCCCAGGCGCAATTGATCCCCGAGACCACATTGCTGCCCGTAGCACTCGACACATAGCCCGAATACTTGGTTGCCGCTGCTGCTGCGGTGATTGATGCGTAAGGAGTCGTGCCGTAATTGAGCGTGCCCGTTGCTTGCGAGCCGACGGGAATCGTCGCCCGATAAATGTTATAGGAGGTCGCACTCGTAAGTCCCTGCCAGCCGATCATGGCGTAATTGGGATTAACCGGCTGCACACGATCTGGGTCTCCGGCGTCGAGGTCTCCTTGACCCGCAAAAGTCTGCCCCTGCAATAGCAATTGCACCAGCGTAGGCACCGTCCCTGCCGCCACCACTTGAATCGACTGCGCGGCGCTCGCCGTCTGCGGCGTGGGCGTGGAGGAATCCTGCGCCGTCTGCGTCCAGTTGTACGTCGTCGCCCCTGTCGGTGTGCCCGAGATCACGCCCGCGGTCGTCTCGGTCAGCCCCGTCGGCAACCCCGTGGGGTTCTTGCCCCAGGTCACCGTGCCCACGCCCCCGGAGGAGGTTTGCTGAATCGGCGAGATCGCTTGATTCTGCGTCAACTGCGAGGGCAGCACAGTGGTAATCATCAACCCCGGCGCACTACCGAAGGTGTACGTCACGGCGCTCGTGCCGCTCGGACTGTATCCCCCGGTGGGGACGTAGGTGAGCGCGGTCACCGTCGTCTGAGTGCCGGTGCTCGGCGGATTCAGGGTGAAGGACAGGGGGGACGCGCCGCCCGGCGACACGCCGGGAATCGGCGTCGAGCCGTCAAGCGTGTACGCGATATAGGCGCCCGGGGTCGGCGACGCAATGCCAATCGTGATGGGCGCGGTGTACGTGTTGCTCGATTGCGCGGGCGTAATGGTGGGAGGAACCGCCACCGACGTATTGGTATACGCCGCGTAAGTGATCGCTCCTTGCCCTTGGGTCGGCACGCCCGAGGTCAAGTCCTGCAACAGATAATTCGTCACGTTGGCGTTCGCGGTCTGACCGCTCGAAGTGACCGAGGGCCAGAACGTCCAGGCGAAGTACGGAATGCCCCGCGACTGCGCATAGGGGATCAGGTAATTCGTGTGCGGCTCGGCGGGCGTCTGGGTGCACTGCGGTCCCCCATAGCCTCCATCCTCGGTGTACGCGAGCGCAATGTTTGCGGCGAGCACGGCATCGGTGCCCGCTACATGCCAGTTGGCGCCCCCTGATCCAGCATCGGGTAAAACGTTCGGGTACTTCTCTCCGTAAGCATAAACGGTGTCCGAGTAGGTATGCTGACCGACGGCAACCTGCGGCGGCACGAGCGAATCATTGAAGATCCATCTCGCATAGGTGCTCGGCGCATTTGCGTACCCGCAGCCGTTGCACTGGATAATGTTCTGAATGCCGAGCGCTCGCAGCGCCTGGCCGACTTGATTGTACCCGTAGGCTTGCCACGACTGATTAACGGTCACCGCGCTGTCGCCGTTCGTCGCTTGCGCCGCACCCCAATTGTAGGCGGAGGAATACCAGTAGCTGATTGTCGTCGGGCTGTACGTGCCATTCGCATTCGGCGTGCCGCCCATCGCCGTGGTGCAGGCGGCATTGGGCGGTTCTCCGTAGCCGTTCATCGTGTCGAGGAATGGTTCGTTCATCAGTTCAAGAACGATTGCATTTTTGCTCAAGGTCACATCGACAGGACCCGACCCGTTTTGTGACAGGGCAAAGCCCTTCATCACATGGCCAAACGTGGACTTGCTGCCGGTCGCACTGATTTCATTGTTCGTGTGGAACTGACGGAACAGATACGTGGTGATATCCGTACTGATCGGCGGGAACCCTGCCGCTGTGCCACCTGCCGCCGTTGCCGCGAGGTTCGCCCAGGTAATCCACGCCTTGAATTGTGCGGGGGTAATGGTGACCGTCAGCGTTTGGAACGTGTTCGGAGTGGCGCCGCTTTGCGTCGTGCCGCTCGTCGTCGTCAAGAATTGTGACGGCGTATACGTGTTGCCCGTGTACGTGCTGTCCTTCGTCGTCGTCGTGTCGTAGCCAATCGGCACGGACAACTGATAGATCGGAGTGCGCCCCGCAGCGCTGCCTGAAACCAGAAATCCGATTGAACTCGGGGCTCCCGTATCGAGCACCTTGGCAGCAATGCCCAGATACACGTTAGCGGCGGGGTCCAAAAATTGAAGGCTCATCTTGTTGTACGGGCCGCCACTCACGACCTGGAACTGAAACTGCGCCCCCATCGTGAGTGTGCCCCCGCCGTTCGCCCAGATTGGCGCGGGGGCGACTGAATCCCACTCGGAAAACAAACTCACGAGAATCGGATTCGTGGCGCTCGCCGTCGGCGCGTCGTCCGAATCGATCCAAAACGCCATCTCGTTCCCCGTCCAAGCGAAGCTCGTCGGCGTCGCATTGGCGGGGTTATTGACCTGCACCTGATTCGTCTGGGCGTTGTATCCCGACAATCCCGTCATGGCGCCCATGTTCCACGGCGTCGTCGAGAACACAAGAGGATTCGTGAATCCGGGCCTTAAGAACAGGAAGCCCCGCAATTCACTGTCCGCAGGATTATTGCCCTGCCCGTTGTTTGTCGCACTACCTGCATTCCAGACGGTGGGATTCGCAGGGCCGCCGCTCGACGCCCCGATGGTCAACGCGCCCGAGAGATTCGGCGTCGTAATGAGCGACGTACTCGCCGAGCTGATTTGCAGGGGCACGGTGATCGGAGGAGAACTGGGGGAGCAATACCGCGTGCCCACCGCAAGCCACATCTGATACAGCAGCGCATCGATGAACGGCGGCTGCCCCAGGGGCATCGCCTGCACGGGTACGGTGTCGCCCGTGAACTTAAATGTCGGCGCGGACCAGTGCCCGCTGAACCACACGTAACAGCCGTAATACTGCGCGAGCGCAACAATCGTATCCACCGAGTTGACGTAGGTACCATTCGGATCGGGACTGCGCGCGGGGCCGTTCCACCCTGTGCCCGTGTTGTTGAGGTTGCGACACGTCAACCCCGGCATCGTCGTGCCCGCGAGGAACGAGGCGGCGTTCAGCGGGATGCGCACGCAATTGATGGCCCAGGTGGACGCCAGCGCCATCACCGGCGCCATGTTCTGCCCATACCAGTCCGCGTACCCTTGCGCCGCGGACGTTTCGAGCCCCGAGAGGTTCACCCCCTGAAGTGAACTCGACAGATTGAGTCCCGCACCATTGATCCACTGCGCGCCGTTGACCGAGATATCGCCGTCATAGTACGCCTGCGGCTGCACGGTCAAGGAGCCGAGAATCGTGTTGTACGATTGCAACGCCGCTTGCAGCGCGGCGCCTGGCACTCCTGTTTTATTGAGCGACCCTTGGATCGACATCGGCGCGGCGAGCGACGAGGCCAATAAGATTCCCGTCCCCAAGGTACCCTTGATGGACGACACGGAGGAAAGCTCAGCCTGCAACTGCGCCTGCCCGGGGATCGCCGTGCCGTAAGGGTACTGTGTGTACCAACGTCCGTCCAAGCTTTGCTTGTACACGGACGCCGATACGAAAGAGGAACGGTTCGCCATCGGCGTCGATTAGTTATCGATCTGGTTCGTGAGGGTCTGAGCGGAGAAGCTCGGGGGCGCATCGCCCGCATTCACGGTCTTCGGCACCGTCAGCGCACCCCAGCCGATGTAATTGCCCCCGGTGAGCTGATCGTAAATCACAAGCCCCACAACCGCCGCCGGGGCCACAGCCCAGGAGGACGCACCCGGGGAGGGGAAGGAAAAGGCGTTGATGTTCTGCGTCGTGCCATTCGTGCCCGTGGACGACCCCGTGCCGGCGCTCGTTGAGGTTGCGGCCCAATTCGCGAGAGCCGCGATAATGTTGCCCGCGCTGCCGTTGCTGCGCGTGTAGGTCGCGGCCGCGCACTCTGTCAGCCCCGTGGCCGCGGACCAGGTGCCTGTCTGCAACAGATTTGACAGTTCCGTGAAGGTCGCGGTGCCATCGACGATGACTTCTCCGGGCGCTCCTGCGTAAGTCGTCGGCTGCGACCCGCTGCTCGTGCCCGCAGTGGAGCAATAATACAAGTGCTGCCGGCCATCGCCCGCGGGCGCAGCGCTCGCGGTCAGAATGATGGCGTCCCCCGAACTGTAGGCCGTGGAGTTTGCACGAGCACCCTTGTTCGCGACGAGCAAGCCGACGTACAGGTTGTAAAGCCCCGGCATCGCCGGGATCACCTGCCACGTCACCGCGTTATCCGTTACCGCACTGCCCACATAAATGCCCGTGAGCGAGGGTGCAGAAGCCGCGGACGTATTCGAGCCCGTGCTCGTGCATTGCAGAAACTTGCCTCCCGCTCCGGTCGAGCCCGCGGCAGGACACACGATGTCGCCGAACGTGTAGGAAGTCGAAGCGGTCCAGATGCCTTTGACGACGGTCGTTGAATTGACGGCGCCCGTGGAGCCCATCGCTCCGCCGCGGAAATACCCATCAACGATCACGTTGCGGGTTCGATTACTTAAGTTGGCCATTTATCACACTCCTCGTTGACAGTTTTAATCGGGTCGAAAAATCAGAAAACACTTGAATCCATGCGCAACTTGCGCCGCCCGCGCCCGGGGCTTGGGTTGATATCATCGTCATTGCATCACCCATCCTGATGAACCGCTGCATATTACTTTTGCGAATGTACTGCCGCCTCCCGTGGGTGTGCCGTTGTAGGTGGCGGAGATCGCGTCAATCACTACGGCCTCACCGTACTTGTTCGTCGTGCTGTTACACGTCGGGAGTGCGGGAGCCCCGATGCCAGATGAGACGGTGTAATTCGGCAGCAGCACCGGGGCGCTCGCCGAGAGACCATTCGGGAACGACGCCGGTTGATTGGTACAGGTCATGACAGCGCGTATCCGTGCCGGGGAATTGATTGACGCAGCAAACGCTTTGCTCCACACCTGCGGGGGCGGCGTGCAGAAAGGATAAGAGCCTCCCGCCGACACGGTGACCGAGGTGATCTGAAAGCCGAGCGAGAGCGTCGGATACGTGCTGCAAGAGCCTCCCGTGAAGTTGCTGTTGGTCTCGCTGGTGAGGTTCGGCATGACGGTATAGGCACCAGGCGTCGTGACGGTGGCCCCGGTGACTGCGCCCCCATTGACGGCAAGAGTGATCTGCGCGGCCTGGGAGCTGGTACCCCCGGTAATCGTGAGCACATCGCCATTGGCGCAGCCGACCCCGCTCCCGATGGTGGAGACACTGTTTGAATCCATCATGAGCGCGGCCACGAGTGCGTAATTCACCTGCCCGAAGGTGGGCGGCGTCGCCCCATCGGGTGCGACGGTCTGCACGCCGTTCGGCGTGGTGCCATTGGTGCTGGTGCCATTCACAGAGCAGTTGGTGATACCGTCCATGCAGATCGTGACCGACTGCGCGTAGAAGTAAGCGCCCCCGGCTCCGTAGCCGTTGCCTGGGTCGAATGCAATCGAGGCAACCGTGCCGGTCTGCCCGCTAATGCCGCCCGTGCCGACGTTCACCGAATAACTCGACACGGTGCCCGAGGGGCCATCTACATTGAAACCCGCGCTCTTGATGACACTGCCCTGCGGACTCGTCACGCTGAACGTGCCGCCTGCGCCCAAGGTGGCAGTCGCCGCGCTCACGTAGGAAACAGTCGTGGAGGTAGTGCCGGTGACGAAGCAGTTGTAAGTGCAGTCATAGCCGCTGCCCACCCCGCTCACCACGATGAGCGCGCCCACCTGGGGGGTGGGGCCTGATGAGTATGTGAGCGTCGCGAGCGTGCCGCTGCCAGTAGCCCCGGTGACCGAGATCGAGCCAGAACTCGTCGCATTGGTGAAAAGGACGTGACTGAAATCGAGGCCCGTGCGCAGCATCGGCGCCTGAGTGAACCCTAAGTAGCGGCGCGGGAAGACTAGAAAATCGCTCTCGAAGTTGGTGGGCGCGGAGTGCGCGATGCTGCCCACGCTGAGGATTGTGTCCCAGGTCGAGGAGAAGTAACTGTCCCCCGTGCCAATCTCCAGGGCCGAGTCATCGTAGAGCCCGCGCACCTCCGAGCCGCAGGGCTCAGGGCTGCACACGCCCGCGAGTTGAAAGTCCGCTGCATGTTTTTCGACGACAGTGCAACCGACCACGCAGTTCATGTCAAATTCAGTCCCGTTCAGGAGTGCGTAGTTGACCGCCGAGGTGCTAGTCCCGACGTTGGGGTTGCCACCGAAGATGTTGCCGTTGGCGCCCCCGTAGGAGCCAGCAGTACCTCCGAAGTTGGTCACGAGCTTGGTGATGGTCTTTGAATTGGTGATATTGGTCGAGATGCCGGGAGACTCGATGGTGCAGGCCGCCCCCGAGTTGGTGCCGGTCGCGGCCGAGGCTACCGTGAGGGTGGTCGTATTGACGCTAATCACGGCGACCGACTTGGCCTGCGAATTGAAGGCGCTGGTCCCGCAATTGACAATCGCAATGTTCTGTCCCACGGTGGGCAGCGTCGTGCGCGAGGCGTAGGTCAAGGTCTCGACGGTCCCGGTGCCGGTCGCCCCCGTCGTAATGATGTAGGGGACGCTCGACGTATTCGTGAGGGGCGGCGCATTTGCCTGGATGTATGACTCGGGGCCTGCCTGGAATCCATCCCAGCCGCTGACGAGCTTCAAGTAATCCTCGCGAATCGTGCAGAGGCCGGTCGCGCCTACGCCCGTATTGGGGCACGCCTCGCTGCTCGTGACGAGGCTCCAATAGGGAGAAGAACGATTGGGCGTACCGAAGAAGGTCGGCGTACCCGTCAGCGTAGAGGCGTTGTAGAGCCAACTTGTGGTGACGCTCGGAGTTGTGGTGCCGGTTGAGAGGTTGCCGAGCTGCACGTTGTTAGCAGTGATATTTGACAGCGTATTCGTGCTGCCGCTAATCGACTTATTGGTCAGTGTCTGTGTATCGCTCGCTCCTACCACCGTGCTCGACGGCGCCGCGACCGTGCTGAATGCGGTCGCTCCGGCGGCAGTCACGAGTCCCGCAGACAACGTAGCCACGCCCGTCCCGCCTTGAGTCACGGGCAGAGAGGACGTGAGGTGCGTCGATACGACCTGATTCGACGTGTTGATGTCGGTTCCCGTTTTCGCGAGCGTCGTATCGGTCTGCGTCGAGGTGACCGTCGAACACGTAGGCACCGCGGAGTTGCTCAAGGAGGTCACGACTTGATTCGTACACGCGCCGCCCGGTGTATTGCCGTTGAGCTTGGCGACGGTGGGCGACGGATACGACCCCGAAAGATCCCCGCTCGCGGAGCCATTCGGCGGCAGTGCGGTCGGCAGTGCGGCGGCGACAAACGCGGTCGTGGCGAGCTGCGTCGTATTCGTGCTTGTCGCGGCGGTAGGCGCGACCGGCGTCCCCGTCAACGTCGGCGACGCGATGCTCGGCGAGGTCGCCTGCACCACCGAGCCCGAACCCGTGCCCGCGATGAGCGATGCAGTGCCTGTGGCGAAGTCCAGGAACCCGCTGCTCGCACTGTAATTGGCGCCCGTGCCGCCTTGAGCGGGGGGCAGGGGGGAGGCAAGATGCGTGACGGTGACCTGAGACGATGTATTGATGTCCGCGCCCGTCACCGCAATCGAGTTGCTCACATCCGCCGCAATGACCGTCGAACACGAGGGCACTGCGGAGGCGCTCAATGACGTGACGACTTGATTCGTGCAGGCGCCGCCCGGAGTGTTGCCGTTGACCTTGGTGACCGTCGGGTTAGGGAAAGTCCCCGACAAGTCTCCCCCGGCGCTTGCGGTCGTCGCGGTCGTGACGAAAGCGGTTGTCGCGAGTTGGGTCGTGTTCGTGCCGCTCGTCGCCGTCGGCGCCGTCGGAGTGCCCGTCAACGCAGGGCTCGCCGACAGAGCTACCGTTGTGCCCGTGCCCGTTGTCGCCGCACCCACGATATGGGTGGCGCCATTGGTGGCGAGAACCGGAGTCGAGGCTGTGAGCGCCGCTCCATTGAACTGCGCCACGGTCGGCGACGGGTACGACCCGCTCAAGTCTCCGCCCGCCGTGCCATTCGGGGGCAGTGCGGTGGGCAACGCCGCTTGCACAAAGGCGGTCGTGGCGAGCTGGGTCGTATTCGTGCCCACGGTAGCGGTCGGCGCAGCGGGCGTACCCGTTAGCGTGGGAGAGGCCGCGAGAACCGCGGTAGACCCCGAACCCGTTGTGGTCGCGGCATTGACATGGCCGCTCACGTCGCTTGCTAGGATAGGCGCCGCCGCGCCGCCGCTGATCGTTTGCCCGTTGACCTTCGCCACGGCCGGCGACGGGTAGGAGCCACTTAAGTCGCCCGAGGCCGAACCGTTGGGAGGCAGCGCGGTCGGCAGCGCGGCCTGTACGAACGCCGTCGAGGCCGCCTGCGTCGTGTTCGTGCCCCCGGTCGCGGTCGGCACTATCGGCGTACCCGTCAGGGTGGGAGACGCCGAGAGCACGACCGTCGTGCCCGTGCCTGTCGTCGTCGCACCGCTGAACGCCGTCCCATTGCCGCTCACGACGGTTGCCGTCGGGACGCTCGGCACCGCGCTCGCCAACACCACCGCCCCTGTGCCCGTCGTCGTCGCGGCGACGAGTTGACGGCTGCTGTTGGTCGCGACGACACTCGCGGAGGTTGGGATCGCGGCGCCTTCGATCTGACAGACCACAGGCGCAGGATACGTAGAGCACAGATCCCCGCTCGCGCTACCCGTCGGGGCACTGTTCGAGTTCGCGAGCACAAAAGCGGTCGTCGCGAGCTGCGTCGTGTTCGTCCCGTTCGATGCGGTCGGCGCGGTCGGAGTGCCCGTCAACGCGGGCGAGGCGAGCGGCGCGGCTCCTGATACCGCGGCAACGCCAATCGCGATGTTGGCGGTCGTGTCCGCCGTGACCTGCCCCTTTGCATTTATCGTGAGTACCGGCACCGCGCTCGCGCTGCCCACGGTGCCCGGAGTCGAGTTCACGGTGGCGAGAGTGGCGCTGTTCGTGCCCGCAGCAATCACGATGTCCCCCGTGATGGCTGGGATAGCGGCGATGGGCAGGGAACTGCACGAGGTCGGGTAAGCCAGCGTCACCGTGGCATTGCAGAGAATCGCGGACGGATTGACCTGGGGCACAATCGCCCCTTGCTGCGAGAAGTAATTGATGAAATTCAGCATGTACACTTTGCGCGTCGTGTACCCCGTGGCGCTCGTCGGATCGACTTGATCGAGCTGCAACAGGTCGGTGTTGTTCAACGGCAGCACAGCAGGGGGTTGCTGCTCCAGCGTCGTCACCTGCGCCTGCGCGGCATTCGCGCACAGTAATAGGGCCGCTGCCCATGATGAGGCTCGTTTCATCAACTCGGCTCCGTGGCAAGAATGTTCTGCTTTTGATTCAGCAACACGACTCCACTCTCCGTCACCAGTACATCGCCCACATCGGGCACACGGAAACATCGATTGACAACCGTATCGTCGCGCAGATCCACGACCGCGATGGCGAGATAATGGATGGCATAGGTGCGATTCACTTCGCGATGCAATGTGATGCCCATGTCCTGGCGCTTGATCCATTGCTGATTCACGAGTTCGGGCGCGGGGCGTATCGGGCCGCAGCCGTTGAAGGCGATGTCATTTGCAGTGAGTTGCTCACAGTTCTGCGGGATCGCGAGCCCATCGCGCAGCAGCGCGGCGTATTGCTTCGCATTCGGGCCATAGAACGAGGCGAGCACATCGAGCTGCTCATGCCGCTGATACGTGCCGCAATCGTTGACGGGATCGTACCCAATCGCAGGACCCTCATCGGGCGTCGAGAGCATGATCCCGAACGCGCACCAATTCACATTCGCCGCAGGCTGCTTGGGCGGTGTCGGCTGCCAGCGCGGGAACACGAGCGTATTGGGCAACGTCGTAATCTGCGCCACCACGCCCTCCAGCAACGCATCGAGCGCGTCATCGTCGAGCGGATAGGGCAGGCTCGGCGTCAGCACTCCGCCTGTGGAACTGGAGTTCGCGAGCGGGGGTAAGGGCGTGCTCATCAGTTGACCCAGTAGTACCAGGACGTCGATGCGAGTGCGGTGCCCGTGATGACAAACGTGGTCGTGCCGTTGGCGCCCGCTTGAAAAGCACCGGCCGCCGGGATTTCGTTGAGCTGAGTCATGTCAGTGCATCCGGCGGCAGCGAAGATATGCGCCGCCCGTCGCACTGCCACCGCCGAAGGTGATCTGTCCTATGCCATAAATAGTCGTCGTACTGGACAGCAATTCTTGAGTGGGGGGCGACAGAAGGGCCTCGAACGGATTTCCCGTTGAAGTGGAAGCGTAGGAGACTGTGCTGTACAAATTGTTGGCGGGTAGTCCCACCGAAGTGTAGACAGCAGATTTGTAGCCGATTGATGCCGTCAGCGATGCCCCGGTGCCTTGCCAGAGCGAGTAACAGTCCCAATCGCCCGCTTGCAAATTCATTGCGGCGCCCGCAGTCCACGTTGCCGTGGTAAGAATCGGCCCCATCGTCGCGGTTTGAGTGCCGCTGCCTGCGGCGGTGATATTCACGATGCCGGTGCAAGAGGTCGAAGCACATGCCAGAGCGTGGGCAGCGGTATCCGTCAGGTAGAACGTGGTTCCAGAAACCAACGCCCCGACGACCCAATACGTGGTCGCTGTGGAAATGCCTGTTGGCAGGCTGCCGCTTGTCGTGAACACAACCCCGCAGGTCCACGCGGCGGGATTCGTCGGTGACACGACCCACTGGATGGCTGTGGTCCAAACAATCGCCGCAGGGATCGTGCCCGTCGAGTAAGCAATGGTGACGGTCTGGCTGGAGTTGGCATTGCAGTTGATGAACTGCAATTCACCATACGTGCCCGCAGCGGCTGCGTTATTGCTGGTAACGCCAACAATGCCGCCGCCACTTGAGGGGGTTATGGCATTCCCCGTTCCCATCGTGATCGCTGGGGCCGTTGTGGTATTGGCCGTCGCGAAGGTGCCTAACCCACTAATCTGCGTTGAAGGAATAGTCGGCAGATCCGCAGCCACCAACGAGCGAAAAGCCGGTT